TCCATCTTGCTACACGACCACCTTTGTCCAACTTGGCTAAGATTTGTGGTTGGCTGAAATCCCGGAATTCTCCTGCTGTTGGCGTTGGCAACCCAGAATAACCTTTGCCTAATATGTGGCAAGCCCGTGCCTGCTGCGCATAGAACGGCACCCCCGCAGGAGTAGTCCTCTCCTTCCATGTCAGATTGTACAACGTCGAACCAAGAAAGACCGTCCTTGCTTGGTACTTGTTCACCAAAGATAACATCAGGTTGACATTGTTTGATGAGCCAGTGGAGGGCCGGCCATAGGTGCCGCTGGTCAGCAAACCCAACCTTCTTGCCTGCTTGGCTGAAAGGTTGGCACGGGCATGATCCTGTCCACACTGGTTGTTCATCTGGCCAACCGGCTTGTTTAAGACTGAGAGACCAGATACCAATTCCTGCGAAGAAGTGACACTGGTTAAATCCCTCGAGGTCGTTTGGGGTGACATCCTCTATGCTCCTATCATCTACTATACCTGGGGCAATGTGCCCTTCCTTTATTAAAGTCCGTAACCACTCTACAGCGTAGGGATCTACCTCATTGTAGTAAGCTATCTTCTTTACCATTAGAAACTCCCAGCTGATATCTGAGACCTACTACCACTACCTCTTCTTTCAGGCTCGTAGTTAGGAGGACATGGTACATTGACCATCCTTCCTGTCTTATCATTGAAGTGTAGGTAATCTGCTGTGCCTGTCCTTCCGGTGAATCGACATTTGAGTACTGTAATTTTGGATGTATTAGCACAGAATGGATCATCGTGCTGCTGGTTTCGGGAGAGAGCAATGACTGTCATGGACAGCTGCTTGAGGGAACCAGAACCTCGGAGGTCATCTAGTGAGGGGGTAGCACCTTCTTCGAAGGATGTACCTTGGGAAGTCTTCTTAAGGTGGACGATTAGGAAGATTGTTATGTTAAGTTCTTTGACCAGCTTAGCAAGCTTGGTCATGATTGTATCTATTCTTTCTCGTTCTCCACCTTCAGCAGCGTACTCAGATACTATTATGGAAAGGTGATCCAGCCAGACAAGTTTATGTCCTGTTGCTGCGAAGAATCTAAGCTTAGAGAAAAGGTTATCATCGTCGAGCCCTCCAAAGTAATCGTAACCTGTCCACCGTCCGGACTCAAAGTAATAGTTAAATGCGGCTCGCTCTTCTTCTGGATCTATCTTAACATCTGGAAGTGATATTCTTTTGTTGAGACGGAGGGAGACTAAACCTGCTATAGAATCACCGACATCCTCTTCGAGGGCGATGTCTGCAAATTTAAAGTCTGTTGTCTCGTGGAAGTGGTGCTTCAGTTCACGCATCCATTGCGTTTTTCCTGAACCTGATCCGCTTGTGATTGTGATTAGTTCACCTAGCCGTACGCCGTAAGTCCTGTTGTTCAGTTCTTTCCAAGACTCAGGGAAAGGAAAGCAGGTCTGGTTACGAGAGTTCTTATACCTGTCCCAGCAATCTGCATAGTTGACAATGTTGTCAGGCATGTACTGCCTAGCATGTTTAAGTACTTCCCATTTCATCTCCTCTGCTTTACCTTTGAGGAGCATATCGTTAGGATCTTTCTCGCTGAGCTTGGCAATGTACACCTTACCAGCTAGAATTTTACAAGCGTCATCTACTGCTGCTTGTCCTGCGTCGTCTTGGTCGAAGACGAGAACAATCTTGTCAAAGGAATTGACATAGTCGAAATCATTAGATAAGTCACGAGCAGCTGAGGAAGCACCATGGGATAGAGAAACAACGGCAGGTTCCCAGCCTGGAATCCCTGATAAGGATTTGAGGACTTGGTAGAGGGAGAGACAATCCAATTCTCCTTCTGTGATGTAGAGGGTTTTGCCACCTTGAGGGTGGGTATTCGATCCGAATAGTTGGGCATCCTTACAGTCACCTTTTGAGTAGATTATCTTTCCTTCAACAACTCGTTCTTTGAATCCGGTTAGCTTGTCTTTACGATAGTATGGGTATTTGTGAGACAGGATAGTCTCACCGTCGTGCGGGGAGAGGGATACTCGAACACCATATTTTTCACAAGTCTCTTTGGTGAGACCACGGTGATCGATTGCACGAATGGGGTAGGTTTTGAAATCTTCTAAAACTTCTTCGATAGTCTGTCGAGGGGTTGGGTGTGTTGGCACCCTTGTTGAACCTGTCAACCCCGTCCTTGGTTGTACAACATTATCTGTCATACTCTCGGCTCCATTGTAGCCGGGCGGGTTCGGTTCGAAGTGCCAACACGAGAAGCATGTCGCATCATAGAAAGTTCGCCCCGATTTCGGATCGACCTTTTCGTACACTCGTAGTGCGTCTGAACTAGGACACACAGTGCAAGGTATAGCATCCACAACTTTTCCACTGATCTTCTCCTTAATCATATCCAGTCTCAAACCTTATTATCTTTGGTTAGTCTTGAAGAGATATTAATTAGACAGTAGGGGAACGCTTTCAGTTCCCCGCTGAGGAAAGTTTACCCGTGGATATGTCCTTCGTCGATAATAATCTCGCCGGAGAACGTTGTGTCTACTTGCTTGAGAATGTCATCAACAACTTCTGAGCCCTTCTTGAACTCAATGTAAAGCTTGGGGTATGCAGCGACTACATCACCGTCACTATCATGAAGTAGCTCCCACTCAGTACGGATGCTGGATAGATGATTGTGGTAACGATTAACGATCTGCTGTACCCACTTCTTGTAACCGTCGATGTCAGGATTGATTAGTGCCATTAGGCTTTACTCCTAATCTTTTTATTCTAGGGAGACCCACAGCAGAGAGACTCTACTTACTCAGTAAAGTTTCTTTGGTGTGGGTCTCGAAGCTGGTTCCACCTCCAGCGCCCAGAAACCTGCCATACTAGTTGGTGGTACTTACACCAGACCCAGGCCGGTCATCACGGCCTGCTGAATACCCTCCCAAGTAGTAGGTTGCCCTGCCTGATGCCAAGCTGTAGCGGATGCTACAGTAGGTGTGACAGGGAAGATAGTGACAGCAATGACAAGCTGCTTGACGAAACGGCCAAAGCCAGAGCGAGGCTGCCACAGATTGATAACACGAAGAACACCTTCAGCACAAAACCGAAGCACTCGTACGACACCCCATACTGGGAACCAGATGGGGAAGGTGATGAACTTAATCACCTTGCCAATGAAACGGAACATATCTTATGCCCCTCACATGTGGACAGTACCAAAGTGGTCCCGTACATACTGAGCCCAATCCGGAGATCCAACCTTCAGGGTTGTCGGGTCAATCAGCATCTCGCCGGTACCACCTCCCAGTTTCAGCGCAGCCGCAATGAGCACAAAGAATACAACGATCATGCGTCCTGCGTGCCACAATTCAGCAAAAGTTACACCAAGCATATTAATCTCCTAACTTGGATATTGCTGTAAGCTCATACCGCGAGGTACATTGAGCCCGTAAGCTCTTGAGTGGTCTTCTAAGAGCTTTCTTCTAAGAGGGAATGGTGTTCTACCCCTTAGTTTGAACGTCGCTCAGAACGCATTACAGAGCGTCTGAGGGGTATGTTTGGTTAAGAACTATCAAAGGTCACGATACACCTCCTTCAGTCGTTACAAAGAACGACGACAGATTCGTCATCATTTAACGTCACGTTCACTTGTGTATGTATCCCCGATTGAAATAAACAAAAGACGAGGCTGGGGATTGGTATTCTCCCAGCCTTGTAGGTTAGCCACGATCAACGAAACTATAAGAATCACCCAGTCCGTACTTTTCCGCGACAGCATCTCGCATCGCAGGCCAAGACTCTTCAGTCGAGTTCTTCTCGGCCCAGGTCATCTCATTCAGAACGTTCAGGTAGAACGCTTTCAGTTCTGACAGCTTCATCGTATCCTCCTCAGGCCTCACGGCCTTAGTGAGATTGTCTAAATCCATAGCACCGGATTACGATGACTCAGAAAGTCATTGGTGAAATGGATAGCCGGTGTGGCTTTCGGGGGAGATACTTGCTCTTCGACTGGCGTAGCGTTGGCCTTACGTGCATCGTTCCAAGTAGCGGCTTGCATGAAACCGAAACCTAGTACACCAATGATCGCAACGACCCCTACTACATCAACAAACCAATCTACAATCAGAGCAAGTACGGGTTTGAGACGAGTCTCTTTCCGCAAAGTTCTTACCTCTTAAAAAATAAATTGAACTTTATCCCCATCTAGCCGTCAGAAAAGTAGTCTAATCTTTTAAGCTCTTAATCTTCTAGGCTCTTAGGCCTATTCTTAGAACTCTCTAAACCTTTTCCTCTAATCTTTCTATACTATAATACTATTATAATATATATATATATATACTAGACTACTTTTCAAACGACTAGACAGGGATCACTTGAGCCTACGGTCTTCGTTGCTAGAGGACTGAGGCGTCATCCCCCCACCTAAGTTTGCACAAGAGTACAATCTGCCAGAAAACTCTAGTGCCTAGGATTTGTGTGTGTGTGTCCCGTTAGGAACTGTGTGCTGACTTGTGTGTGCGTTACGCAGCTGCTTTGGGTGTCAGCTTAGCAGCCTTCTCGCGTTGTTCCTTCAGTTTCTTACCGCGCAGGGGTTTACCTACACGGCTCTCATCTTTCGATTTAGCACGTTCTTCCAGACGGTTCAGGTTAACACGTTCGATCTTGACCGGATTGGTTTTCTCAGTCGGTTTCAACGTGCTATGAATCTTAACCAGTACTTCCTGAACCAGACGTTCACTCTTACGAGGAACACAGATAGCATTACCTTT